TTTAATTATCTTTGTTTATAAATATAAATATTTTAAAATTCCGTTATTCTACTTCTAATATCGGTTCACTTGCATCTCTACCTGCTTTATTAACTCTTAATGTGTTTGGATTAGTTAAGAATGTTTCAACAGGCGGTGTACCATCTAATGTAGTTGCTGCAGTATTTTTTGAACCCTTATAAAAAGAATTTTGTAATCCTCTTGTCAAATCGGTTGTGTTTCTATAATGAGTTGGCAAGTATCCATTTAATGGAATTACTTTCACATTTACATTTGATGATGTTAATGCGGATGAACCAGAAAATGGCTGTATATTTAATTTTGTTTCAACATAAGTATCAGTTCCAACTTTATTGTAAAGTCCACTAACACCAACACTTCCTGTTAAATATACATATTCTCTCGTTTTGGTTTCCTTTATCAATTGTACCCTAACTCTTTCTTTTTTAAGATTACCATCTTTATCATAGTAAGTTCTTATAGCAGAACCACTTTGTGCATAAATACCAAATCCTAAAGTTTCATAATCATTTTGTCCAACAACAACATTACCATTTATTAATTCAACTTCGGTTAATATAGTTGGTACATCAAACATAGAATTTATACTTGCTGTATATTGATATGAATTACCCTCTAATAATGAAAACTCTTTTGCATTTATCGTAGATATATGTTGGTACGATTCCCCATTTAAAATTGCTGCTGATGCAGAATCTATTGTTGTATCATATTGATTGTTTTCGCCAACCAATGAGTACTCACTTTCAGTATCTAAAACAACATCATATTGTATGTGTTCTGCTGATAATAATTCATCACCATACTTTATTACCGATTCATAATCATTATGTTCACCAACGGGTTTTGAATATTGATGTTTACTTCTTTCTAAAATATGTGGTTCAATTAAGAGACCCGTGGTTGCTTTAACCCTTGCCGGCAACATCTTTTTAATATCTTCAAACATTGATTTCTCATATAGTTTGATTAAGTTGATATATGCGTAAATATCTCTACCATCAAATCTTTGGAAGTAATAATGTCTTAACTTATCTAAACTCCTATAACTATCTTTGTATCTATCGGATGGGTCACCAATATAGTTATCTAAATTAATTCCACCAAATGATTTGGCAATATCAATATTCAACTCTTTTGTAGGAGAGAAGAATAAACCAACTCTATTAGAATCGGTAGGAGATTGGTCAAATGCCTTTTTAGTAGAACGAGTTTTTGATGATAAATCAGAAACTAATTCTTGCGATTCAAATCTAACTTTGTTTGTAGAGTATCTCGTAGAACCCATATCAGGAACCTCCAATACAACGCTTCTATCTATTGCTTCAAATTGATACGGATACGTTGTTATTGATGTTGGATAATAAACAGATGCCGAATATGAAGCTGATGGATTCATAGAATACAATTCACTTACACTTCCGCTTTCATAACTTGCTCTATCCGCACTACCACTAAAATAAACGTTTGTATCTACGTTTGGTATAGTGTTATATACTGCCAGATTTTTTGGATATTCAAAATCTAAACGGAAATGTAAATCATCAGTTGAAGATGAAATATGATTACCATTAATCATTTCAGGAAATGAAACGTGCTCATAGAATCTTTCCTTATTCAATGGTGTAGACCATAAACGGAATTCATCAGCTGTTCCTACGAAATCATTACCAAACGTAATTTGATATCCGTTATTCCAATTTGAATTTGTTCCTAAAACACTTATAGTTTTTGATTCTTCAAATATTGTTCTATCTTTATCAGCCTGTCTTACGTTTAACTCAAAATTATGATAGCTTGAACTAACTTCTCTACTAACTTCTATACCAAAGAATCTACCATTAAATAATGGTAATAAGGATGATGATATAGCATTTGAGCCAGAGTAGTTGAATATAACTCTACCATAGTTTTGATTCGCAGAACCACTTATATGTACTCCCCAACCACTACCCGATATGATATTATAATTATCTGCTTCAGATGGTTTTACAAAAAATTCAATTGTGTCTGGTTTTCTATTTTCATGTGTATTAAACCAATCTATTGATAGGTAAGAACCACTAATCATTTTTAAACCATATGTAAGGTTGTCAAATACTAATTTAGATTTTCCAACTTCACTAACTTCCGGTCCACCAAATTCTAAAATAGAAAGATTAGATGATGGGATACCATAGCAACTTAACAATGCATAAATACCTCTACGAGTACCTTTATGTTTTAAAAGATATGGTAAGTTATTTACAATTCTTCTCCAAACTTCATATGTTCTCTTTTTAGCAGGATTTTCATTTTTAATATTACCATCCACATCTATACCAAATGTATATTCCCAAAGTTTAGAATCAGCTGCAAGATTTTTTGCATCCCAATTGAATGATTTAAGAATATCGAATAATAGTTTATCTGATATTCCATCTTTTGCTTTGTATCCTAACCCTCTACTTTTTTCAATTGCTTTAGTATAATAGTAGATGTTATCAAAGTGTTGACCAACCATTGTAAAGAATAAAATAAATTGTTCATTGTTTTCATTATTTACAATGTATTCAGGTATGTTATTTAAAACATAATTTGGATTTTCGATATCGAAATCTTCTGCTAATTCTATAATATTATTATACCAAGTTTCAACTTCATTGGATGTACTAACTCTTTTAGTAGTTCCATTGTACGGCCAACTCAAAGATGATGATTCGTATAAGAATTTTTCAAATCCATCAAATCCAGCTATTAATGTATCCTTTTTAGATTGCTGTCTTTGTCTTTCTTGTGTTGCAGATAATGAACCAGTGTGGGAACCTGATAAAGGTGTTGAGCCCGTTGAATATGTATCGCTTATTAAATTTTCATAAGCTTCAATTAATTGAACTTTATAAACAAAATTATCTACTCGTTCTTTTGCTGAACTGAAATGTACAAAGTTGTTCCACAAATATGTAGAACTACTAACATATTCGGTATTTAACGCATCGGTATTTATTAATGATGATGTTAAGTATGTAGAAACTAATTGAGCTGATGTTGTTGAACCACTTAATATTAAGTTATCCAAAGATTCATATGCGGTAGATTGTCCACTTACAAAATCAACATCAATATTGAAATTAGGTCCTTTTATTGGTGGACATTTAACTTCATCTTGCTCCGTAAGAATTACAGTTTCAATTAATGGATTTGACATTAATTTAGTAATCCACAAAGTAGAGTTTGCGGTTATATTTGGATTTAAAGGTGTGTATAATTTAAGAATTAAAGAATCAACTTTATTTGTTACCTTTATGTTTCCTATTTCATCCGTTTCTTTATCCGATAAAGTCCAATCATCATTTTCCCAAGACGAAATTAATATTTGCTCATCATTACCAAAATTTGTTAAGTGAGATAAATATTTACTTTCTTTTTCAGGTTCAACTACACTTAATTTTTCTGCAAATGCATCAAATATAACAGTTGAAAATATATTCTCATCTAATTGAAATGCCGGCAATCCTAAAGTAGTTATTACTTCGTATTCATTACCAATAAGCTCTTCGGCTCCACCTCTATTAAATGGTTTAAATACCAAAGTTACATTATCACTACCTGCCCAATTTGTAAATCTTTCTCTTAAAGATTTTATGTTTATTAAAACTTCTCCGTTTGGATTTAAGTTTTTAAATAAACCTATTCTACTTTTATCTTTTAATAATAAATCTACATCTACCGTTGTTGTTGAGAACGATGTGTATTCTACTTTATATTCAATGTTAAAATCTGAAAAAGATGGTACATCTATATTTTGCGGAAAGTTTATTTCAGTAATAGATGGAAAATCATTTACAGCAGTAAAAGTAATTAAAGCAGTAGCAGAATCTCCTGTTCCGTATCTATTACTTTTAGCTAATAAAACTATTTTTTTAGTTCCATAAACTTCGGCAAAATCATTCTTAAATGATAAAGTTATATACTGATTAGATGGTGATATTGATATTACTTGAGAACTTCCATCGATATAAAGTAATACTTCATCAGCATTTATTGTTCTAAATGGAATTGAAATATTTTTATCATCATCTGATTCTTTTACCTGAACAGATATTTGTTTATATACATCATCTATTTCAACAGATGGTCTTTCTACTTCTATTTCTTTTTCGAATAGAGTTACGACAGATATGCCTGTTTTTAAAAGCTCACTAGATACACTAAAAGCAGATGGTTGTTTATTCCATTTGTTATAATCGGGTTCGGTTGTAGCAAACAAACCATTTGGTGTGGCTGTTTGGTATATGTTTGTTAAAACATAATTAGATGGTAGATTGTTATATCTTATTTGAAAATCTACTCTACCTCCATTTAATTCTTTTAAATCAATTTCTTGTATGGCATTTCCATCTGCTAATGAGATAGAACTTTGCTTTAAAATATTTTCTTGTGCTGAAAATATTGTGTAATATAATATTACATTATTTCCTAATTCATTTTTTAAATTAGAAGAAAATACAATTTCATATTCTAACTTCTCAACTACATCTATTGTTATATCTAAATCTAAATCTCTTACTTTAACTTTAGGCTTTGTTGTAAAATTTAATGTAAACACGCCACTATCCGAATCGGATACTCTTGTATTTTCTAATAAATAACTACCATCGGGTTGTAAGTTATACTCATTTATTGTTACACTTTCTGCGTATTTGTAATCAATAGCAGTTGTGGTTGTATTAAAGTTGTATCTAATTTTTGGGAAATATGTTCCCTTTGGATAATTTTGATTATTTCCATATCCAAATGTATTTCTTCTACCACTATCAAATCCGATGCCAAAACTACCAAATCTTATATAATCAGGATTTAAATAATCAATACCCAAATCTAATGGAGTTGATATTTCTACTGGTGGCTGATATTTTTTTGTAATACTTACTTCATAGTATTGTTGTGGTGTTTTACCGCTTTGTACTATTTCATATTTTTTTAATCCTGAAAATGTGGATGATGGATAAAATTCTCTAACGGTTGATTCACCATATCCTAATGTATTTGCATTTTCAAAAAATTCAGCAACGCCACTATCCGATTTTAAATTTATCTTAATACCTTTTTGTAAAATTGGTATTTGTGGTGCTAATGGAACGTATGTAGGATTTGGTGTAACGGGTGGTACATATCCACCACCTCCACCACCACCTAAGTAACCCCCATTACCGCCGGCATCGATGAAAGCGTTATATGCGCCGTTACCATCATATGGATTTAAAGTTGGATTACCTCCAAAAATATTATCTAAAGCTGCTATCACTCTTTATTGTTTATTATAAATATCCTATTGTATATTTTCTCTTTGACTCATGTCTCTTTCAAAAACTTGCTCTCTACCGTAGCCACCACCTCTTTCGAAGTAATCGGAGCTACCACCACCACCTCCTCCGGCGCTGCCACCTCCCGTATATGGTGGTACATCTGCTATTGGAGTTTTAATCGGGTCCTCTTTTATTGGTTCTTCCTTAATAGGTTCAATCTTAATAATTGGGTCTGGCGGAAGTATAATTTTAATCGGCTCTTCTTTTATTGGTTCTATTTTAATAGGTTCTTCCTCAACCGGTGGGTTTGGTGGTAAATCGAATATTGGAAGAATTTCTTTTGGTGGTGGAACTATATCAATTGGGTCTGTTTTTATAGTGTAAATTTTACTTCCCTTTACATTTAATTCAACTTTCTCTGGGTTGTAAACATTTCTTACTCTATTTTCTTCAACTTTTATTTCACCAACCAAATCTTTAACTTCTTTTTTAAGTTCGGTAATTTCGAATTCTTTTGGAAGAGTTTTAATAGCTATATCTCTTCTTTTTAAAGTTTTAGTATGATAATCTATACAATTTCTTAATATAGAATACATCTCACTTAATAATCTACTAAAATCATATTGTTCACAATCTTCAAATCTGATTGCCGATGGTTTTCCAAAATTAGATTCGGCAACATTGTAGTTTTTATTTGTTATCCAATATGTTACACTATCTTTAAAATCTCTGAATATTCTTTTTTTAAATCCATCGAAATCAGATAATCCAAAGTCTGTTCTAAGAACTGATAAAAAATCTTTACCAAATCTGGCAACCATAGCATCAGTAATTGAATCCAAATATGTAACTTCAAATGAATCCAATGCATCTAATATATTTTTTCTATAATATTTAAAATCTTTATTTAGATTATTTATATTTTCAAATTCTTTTTCGGTTCTTTTGTTAATTGTAGAATCTTTTGTTTTTAAAGGAAGTACACGAATTTCTTCTCTCGATGGGGATATCTCTTGTATCCAAACTCTACTTAATTCATTATCAGTTCCAACTCTATTTCTTACAAAATTTATTATAACTTTAAGAATACCATTTGTAAATCCTAAATCATTTAACAATTTTTCAATATCAATTGCTAATTCTTTTTGACCACCTTTATTAGTAAGGTTATATAGGTAATTTTTAATATCGCCCGTTTTAATATAAGCAACATTATTACCTGTTTTGTGTGGAAGAAGATTGTTGTTTATATCATAAACAGATACTTCCATTACATCGTATTTACAATCACCAAAATCGGTATCTTCTACTTCATTTTTTGTGACAATAAATTTATCATCCTTCATCAAAAATTCACCTTGATTGGATTTATTTATGTCGATTGAATCGAAGTTTGTATATTTTGTAATACTCATAATTTATTTATTAGTATGAATTAGGATGATATTTACCAAATCCAGCATCATAAGTTTTTTCTTTAGATGTTCCATCAGCACGTGTAATTGTTACTTTTAATGAACCACCTTTATAATCTTTAGAACCCGTATGTCCTCCAAACCATCCACCTTTCTTTCTAGCATCTAAATCGCCAACGGTATTTTCTGTTAAAGAAAACTCAATAGATTTGTTTTCACCCGGAGCCATTGTAAATGATGGTGATGGTATTGAGTAAAAATCTCTACCGCCGGATGGGTTGGTTTTTGTTAACTTAACTGTTATTTCTTTTTTATCGTTGTTAGTTATAGTTAAAGATTTTCCATTTTTCCATTGTGAACCACCGCCTGATTTAAATCTAGCCCATATCTTTGGTGCGTTAGTATCTTCTTCTGGTTCTAATTTCACAATTGCTACTTCATTGATAACATCCGCTCCTGCCGCAGAAGCTTGTGCTTGTGTGCCTTGTACAATAGCTTGTTGATTTTGTACTGCTCCTAATTGAGATTGTAATCCTTCTATGATGGAATTTAATGAGTCAATTTGTTTAATTAATGCCTGAATCTGAGCTTTAAATCCTGTATTTTGTGATTGTAAAGATGCTCTAAGAATTCCTTCCTCTACTGATTTTTGTAATGATGTTTGAATTTGTATTGTAAAATCATCAATTGTTTGTGTTAAGGTATTCAATTGATTAACCAACGCATCATTCGTTTGTTCTATCGTTAATCTATTATCTATTTCGCTTTTTACAGTAACTTCTAAATCAGCTACCTTTTGTGTTAAATCTTCAACCTGCTTAGTTAAATCTTCATTTTCTTTTCTCAAATCAGCGTTAGTATTTACCTCATCATCATATAATGGTTTTGGTACTAAATCTAAATTTGGTTTTGGAATATCTGGTCTAAGCTCTTTAACTTCAACGTTAATTGCTTTTTTAATTTCAACTTCATCGTACTTCGGCTTTACTAATTTTTTAAATGCCAACGATGATGCTACATTATTTTCATCAACAACAGTTATACCATATTCATTTCTGGCAATAGCAGCAGAGCCAGATACCTTTAATATGGTTTCTAATTCAGATTTTCTTTTTTCTTCAAGCTTTTGAGCTATTGTTTCTAATGGCGTTAATCCGTTCATTAATCTATGATTTCAAATAAGTATCTTTCATCAATTATTGTTGACCAAGTAACTCCTTGCTGGTCGATATCATCTACTCTAAATTTTATTTTATAAGTTCTATTTGTAGGATAATTATCTAAATACAGCCAAAAGTAATTTGAAGTATTATCTGCACTTATTTGTGTGTATGTACTAAATGGACAAATAACATCTCCTGTTTTATAATCTTCTATTTGATAAAAGGTTGGTATTGGTAGTACTTTAGATTGAGCGTATTCAAATGTATTACTAAATGATTTTAGTGGATACATATCTCTAGCTTTTACTCTTATTTTTGTCCTAGTATTTTGTTTATATTCTTTTTGTAAATTTAAAACAACCAATTTATATCCATCGTTAACAGAGCCGGAAGGAGTTGATAAATTCGAAGTATATGAAACATCATACCAATCAATTTCTAATTTCGGTTCGTATATAGTATTTGTTTCTTTTGAAAAGAATTTTAATAAACCATAATCAGTTGTATCGCTCTCATTTTCTAAGCTATGATGTATTATAAACCCATTATTATCAAATCCTCCGCTTGCAGAACCACTAATCCATAGTTTCGTTATACCCGTAACATCCATTCTAATATCAGCTTCTTCATAACTGAATGATTGTGATGCTTGTGAAGCAGTGTACCAAGTTCCACCTTCTGCATTTGCTGAACCTGTTGTTCCTACATTAAATACTGCCGTTCCTGCTATCGTATTATCTTGCCAGCTATCTACACCATTTCTATATTTCCAACTTACACCATTGGATGTTATGTTATCAAACTTTGTACCAGTTCCCATAGACCAGCTTTGAGAAACTGCGTTAGCATATATTGTATATTCCAAAGGAATTTCTTCGGCTTGTACAGATTTTAAATTTAAATATGCTTTCCAATTACTAGCCGTTACATTCAGATTTACTTCACTTAAAGTAGATACAATCTGACTTATTGGAAATTTAATTAGAGTTCGGCAAACTTCTTTACTATCACCATAGTATAATTTACCAACCTCCAATACTTCATCTCTGCCCGTATTTTGGTCGGGTTGTTGAAGATATACACTTGCATCAAAAGATGCTGTAAAAAATCTAATCATTATAATGCCCTACCTTTTATATCTTTATTTAAATATTTAACTTCAAATACACACGGGTCTAAAGATGGATAAATTATCTTACCCTTAGTAGCCTCATCTATATTATATTTGTTTGGTGAATAGTTACCATCTCCTCCACATAAATTATAAACTTTAACCGATGGAACACTCATTACACCTTCTACATTTGCTAATATTAATTCAATTTCTGAAATGTTTATTGGTTTATTGAATGTCCATTTATCTATTTCAAAATATGATTGTAATTCAGTTAAGCAGTTTGCGACCACTTCTCTCTTATTATAATTTGAATAACAAATTACTTCAAAATCCAAACCTACGTTTACTATGAAACCATCAATAATATTAACTGCATCGGTTAACATTCTATATTCACCTAAATAGGTTTTAAGATTTTGTTTAACTGCTTGATTTAATTGAGTTAAGTTTTTATTTTCATCGTATCCCAAAACGTACATATTAATAGCAAATGGATTATTTACTTCTGATATTGCTGTTTTCTTTTGAGAAAGATATTTAACTAATTCTTTTTGAATTTCGCTTGTAGATTTATCTTTCATACTTTCTACAACTCCAACAAATTCTGCTATATTTTTTGGGGATGCAAGAATTGATGATGGTGAGTTATTATCGATTTCACCATCAGGCGAAACATAAACTTTTGCAACACTACCATATCTTTCTGGTAAAGATAATGCTCTAACTACATAATCCTCTTTTGTTACTGCTCTATTTTGAGAACCAAACATCGCTAATGCGTTTTGCCTAACTTCCTCAATAGATTCAGCTCCTCTACCACCAACCGCAGGTTCATCGTTATTAACTGCTATCGATTCTTTCATAAATGAATATAAATTTCGGTCAGCATCTGTTGCGAATGATACCAAATCTTCTTCATATTCTATTTTAGTTATTCTATTTAATTCGTTTGAATTTATATTAGATGAAACTCCACCACCAACTAAATACTTAACAGTTAAAGTTGTATTTGTTGGTACTACTCCAAACGTATTTGTTTTTAAAAAATTTGATGGGTCTATTCCTTGGTTTAACCTATTAACAGAATTAGCCAATCCTAATCCTACATTTTTAGTATTTGGAAGAATTATTTCATCTGCCATACTAGTATCACCGCTTCCAAATTGTAAATCTAATGTATTATCAGAATTTACTTTTACAGCGAATCTATATGGAACTTTTTGTATTTCTAAAATATATGGAACTACCGATGATGAAGAACTCAATTCTCCACCATTTGATTCGGTATTAGCTCTCTCAATAAAAATACTTTCTTGTGCTAAATATGGAACTTCATACCATTTTACACTTCCATTGCCAGATGTACAAGATGATACTGCAATTATATTATCATCGGTTATTGTTACCTTTGGATATTCTTGATATGATGTAAATGCAAATGATTGTTCTTTTTCAGTAGCAGATATTGCTTTTACTTTCTTAGTTAATAGGTAGAATGTTGGTTCACCTGTAATTTGATTTCGTTCTTGTACATCAACTTCTCTATCAGTTTTTAAAGAAAAATCAACCACATCGGTTGTTCTAAAAATAATATTAGAATCAGTATTAGAAGATATTTCCATACCTTCTTTTATTCTAAGGCAATATGATTCATCTGGTACATTTGAACTACCACTACCAATGGATGGAACTTGCTGATACACAGTCAATGTTGTTACTGCCGGCGTTGATATTTTTGGTTTATATCCCATTGTTTGAGCCAATGCAACAACGTTCTTTCTTTCAGAAGCGTGTGCTAACATTGATTCCTTTAATTGTGTATCCTGATAGAAAGCCAATACATCACCGATAGCTGCCGCTTGTTCGATGAATACCATACCCGGAGATGCTTCGTTGAAATCCGAATAGGTATTTGGGAAATACGTTTTGGTATATTCGATAAGGTTTTCTTTTAATGTAGCAAAATCTTTACCAACATAATTTATGTTTCTATTACTACCGAAATTCTTATCTTTTGGTTTTATCGCCATTCTCTAATTATTTTATGTCTATTATTACTGATGCTCCTACGTTACTATTTGATTTTAATGAAAATTGTATTTCCAATTGTATTTTATTGGTATCTATATCATTATCATCATAATCAAACAAAATAGTATCTATGTTTAAATATGGTAACCACGTATTTACTGCATCTAATATAGAATTTTCAATTTTAGATTCGATATCTCCCTCTATAATTGGTTCGAATATTATTTTCCAAATATCACATCCAAATTCGGGTTGCATTAATCTTTCACCTTTTTTGGTTAGGATTAAGTTTTGTAAATTACTTTTTGCTTGATTAATAGATGTAAAGTTTACAGCAAACGCACCATTTGAATTCGATGTTTCGTTTATAGAAACTCCGAGAACTTTATAATCGTTTTCTTTTATATCCGTTACATTATATTTACCAAGCTCTATTGCCATTATTAAAATCTTTTAACTAATTCCGAATAATCTCTCGTTAACGCTTTTGCTAAAACATCCACACCGACATTATCCGTAGATGGAAGTTGGTGTGATGGCATATTTGCGTTTGAGTAACTCAATGTTTCCCAATCTTCTTCCATACTTTTTTCCGGTTGAATAGCATCTAAGATACTACCGCCTACCATTCCGTTACTCATCCCTTCTGCTCTATGAGCTGATGTAAATGGTTGTGTCATATTTAACACTTCATTTAAAATTGGATTCTTTGTAAATTCTTTTTGTGGTTTTTGTGTTGGTGTAACCTTTCTACTATTTTGTAAAGCTTGATTTGCTTTTTCAAATGGGTCAACTGCGATTGCTTCTTTTAAAGAAGGTGTTGTTGGCTTTGGCTTAGAGCTATTTAATGTAATAGCACCACTTTTAACAAGTCTAACAATTTCTTCTTTAACTTGCTGCTTTACCTCATTTTTAACAACCTCTTTAATGAGACCCAATAATACATCTGATTTTGACATAATAGATACTTTTTAATAAATATTGAAATAGAAAATTTAATTTAATCCGGCACTTTATATCCACTCCATTGTACAACGCCTGGTGCAGGTGGTGCTGGTGGTGGGTATTGTGCTAATACTGAATATATTCCCGATACAGTCATCAAATGTAGTTTTGCTGAACGTATGAATGCATCTAAAAATTGTTCGGGATTATTATTTGGTGGAACTTTGGTAGCAGTCCAACTTCCCGGTTTTAATACAACTCCCATAGTAGTTGCTATATTTTTTATAGAACCTGGAGCCGGTATCTTTGGTGGGGGCAATGGTGACATTTTTCCTCCAACCCAATATATGATAACAGCCGGTCCTACCACCTCTAAAAATGTAAGTACTTTTGCTTTTTGTGTTTGCTCTAAAAATTGAATGATTGCTTCTTGCATTAAAACGGGGTTTCCTTTCAATAGTGGTACACCATTTATTGGGTCTTTGCCTGATTTAATTGCTATATCATATGCAAACGTAAATGCTTTTGCAAAATCACTAATACTCTGATAAGAGTTGTTTTGCATTTGTGGTAATAATGTCGATTTGAATGTTTTCCAAGACATTATGATTTACTTAAAAAGTTTTTAGCAGATAGTAGCGTTTTTAACTTTGATTTGATTGAAGTAAATTGTGCTACGTTTGTTGGTCCAACCGATGATGGGCCGGCAGGTGTTAAATATTGTTGCTTTGTTATAGCATCTATTAACTCACCCATTATTTTAACTAACTCACCACCTAATACCATTTTTTGTACGGATGCACCTGCATCTCCTTCGCCTGTGTTCTTACCCAAATATACTTTACCATTATCTGAATTTAAAAATATTTGATTAGAACCTTCGGTATGGATGGTTATGTTTTTCTTATTGTGAAAGTATATTTCTTTTTCAGCATCAATTGAAAAGTTACCATCGGTTATTATGCCAGTATTACCTTTACCAAACATAATAAATTCTTTTGCTTTAGCAGATAAAACTATTCTATCTGAATTTACAAATAATTGGTCTCCTTTAAAATCGGATGAAGATGGATATTCTTTAAATCCTTTCTTTTCTTTTTTTATTTCTTCTTTGAATGGAACTTTAACTTTGTTAGATACAATGTATATAGATGTACCATCTTTATTAATATCTTCTTCTACTAGCTCACCAATTTTTTTATCATCAAACTCTGGGTTTTGTTTGTTACGAATGAATATAGATGGCGATGATGTTTTACCATCTTCTGTCAAATGAAACTCACTAAAACGAATAGTATTACCAACTCTACCACTTATAATGGTATCGCCTTCCTTTGGATTTAAAAATTTAATTTTTTCGTTTATCTTATATTTTTTAGAATCCGATTTGGTTTGTGTTGGTTTTTGATTTGGCGTTCCGGTTGCTTTTGTTTCTTGGTAATTTTTATTTTTAGATTCAGTTGTATTTTTTGATATCTCTTTTTCTTTACCAACTTGAGATGTTTTATAATCCTCTCTGTAGTTTGGGTAGTGAGTATTGGAGTAAGGAAGCCAATAATAATCTCTACCGATTTCAATTATCAAAACAGTCTCACCCAATATTGGATAAGTCATATTATTTTTATCAAATGGAAATGCGTATCCTTCGTTAATAATAGCAGATTCTCTTGCAAATTCGATAGCACCTAAAAAACGAATATCATTAGAATCAAAGTTTTTATTATCATTATATATTTTTATATAATCTTTTTCTTTGTCTAATTCTTTATCAGATTTAAGATATACTTTGGTTACTACCGCTAGATATGAGTGTATAACGGATGATGTACCGCCTTCGTTGTTTGATGTTGGTTCGTTTGCCATTTTTATATTTTAGATTTTAATTCATCTAATTCTAATTTGATATCATCCAATTTTTCTTCATTTTTCTTTTCTACTTCATTAATAGTTTCTTCCATATCTTGTAGTAGTTGAGCCTTTTCATTTTCACTTAACCAACCATCTTCCCCAATACCTTTAGCTTCAGCAGCTGCTAATCTTTGTGCGATTGTTGCCAGTTTAATTAAATGGTCATCGTTCTTAACCGATACTTCGATTAGGTCTTTTATAATTGGAGCAATAACAGTTGCTTCACCAACGTTTTTAATTAATTTACGAAGTGATTCAATCAAATCGGAAATGTTTTTCTTTTTGTTTTGTTGGTTTTCGTATATATCCTTAAACAATGATGATAGGTTTTTCCCATCAAACAATTGAAATTCTGATGCCATAATTTGTCTTTTATCTACTAATAATTATTTACTTATCAAATAATTACCCAATACCAAATAATCCATATCGGAATTTAGGAATGTCCAAATAGCTTTTTGTGGGTCATTAGTCATTGTGTGTCCTCTTAAATTAAAGGATGTATTTAATAATATTGGTGTACCACTAACTTTCTTAAATTCTTTTAACAAGGTGTGATATAGTTTATTTTGTTTTTTAGTAACAGTATGTATTCTAGCTGAACCATCAACGTGAGTTACTGATGGAATAGATTTATAGTTAGTTACTTTAACTACTTGATTCATATATGGAACTTCTCCTTCCGATGTAAAATATTTTGCATATTCCTCTACCACAACGGATGGTGCAAAAGGTCTAAACAATTCCCTCTTTTTTACAACTCTATTTATCCTATCTCTAACATCTGGCAAATGTGGATTAGCTAATATAGAACGATTACCCAATGCTCTAGCACCAAATTCAGTTCTACCTTGAAACCATCCAACTACTGCCCCATCGTTTATTAATTTTGCAACATTTTGACACAACATTTTTGTATCATCATAAAACATTGCTTTATTTGTAACTTTTTCTTTAAGTATAATATTTGTAAATTGTTGATTAGTCCACTCCGGTCCTAAGTATGGAGATTGATTATCGCCACCTTTTACTTTTGGGTTATCCAATGTGTTGTGCCAATGATATAAACAAGCACCAATCGCAGAACCTGCATCCGATGGTGCAAATGGAATCCATAAATTACCAACGGGTGCATGCTTTTGTATTTTTCCATTAGCAGTGCCATTATATGCTGAACCCCCTCCTAATACTAAATTAGATGTATTGGATTGCTGCATACAATTATTTGTAAAATAATAAAAACAGCTCTCATACCATTTTTGTAATGCAGCTGCCAAATCCATATGATGTTGTTCTATTTTAGATTCAGGCTCACGTGGTTCGATTCCAATAAGATTTACCAACTTATATGTGTACATATCGGTATTTGAGTATTTCCAAGTAAAATACTTTTGTTCAATCTCTATACTACCACGAACATCAAATTTTGAAATTTTATCAAATACGTGTTTGTATTTCATCGGGTCACCATATGGTGCCAATCCCATAACCTTATATTCCCCATTATTTGGTTTGAATCCTAAGTATGCAGTTATAGTTGAATAAACTAACCCCAATGAGTTTGGAAATTTTAGGGATGATATTTCTTCAAATGTATTATTCTTACATCTTACTGCCAATGCAGTTTCCCATTCACCAACACCATCAACCGAAATACCTACACAATCATCGAATGGAGATGTGTAATATGAAAAAGCTAAGTGAGAATGATGATGTTTTACATATTCTACTTTGCCTGTAAAGTTTAATTTTTTAGCTAGATACACACTTAAATTACCTTCGGTTTCTTCAAATTCTTTTTTGAATTGTTTCCAAATCTTACGATTTTTCCACCAATGTTTACCTACAGTGTTTTTTACTCTATCATATTTTAAGTTGGGTTCTTCATACCAACAAATAGTATCTATATCAGATATTGTTTTATTTGAATATTGTAAAACCCATTTAATCGCTTGTTTTGGAAATGAATTATCGTGCTTTATGCCAGATAGTTTTTCTTCTTCGATAGCTGCTATTACCTTACCATTTTCAAATAAACAAACGGCTGAATCGTGGTAAAATGCGGAAATACCTAATGAAACCATAATATTTAAATTTTTATATCACCTTCCCTATCAAATTCATTATAAAGTGCCATTTGTTTTTCTTTCATTTTGTTGACAACCTTAGTAATGTAATGAGTAGGATACCCTGTCATTTCTCTAATAAGTAGGTATAATGATTTTTTGTTGAAACTTTCTATATAGTTTGCTCTTCTGAATAATTCTAACACCGCATCTGCAATCTGAATATCTCTTTTCTTTTGAAAGAAGTTTTCTAAATGTACATCCCAGTATTGTAACATTCTATCGTTGAATGTTCTATGTTCTTCGTTACGAACTTCTTCTGCCCAATTATTTTCAGTATCCCAATTATCAGGCAAAGATGACATTACATCAGTATCTTTATATCTTTTATAATTTGAATTGTTATTTAAGATAAGATAGTTTCTTGCAACAATAGTAAAATAAGAGAATGCCTTTCCCTTACCCTCTTGGTACATATGAATCTTTTCAACCATAAATGCAACAACTTCCGCCATTACATCTTGTGGGTCATCATCAAAGTAACTAAATTTCCATTTATTGTAAACTATTTCTGCAAGTTTATCAAATGACATTTGAATTCTATCTTTGTATAGTTTATTCTTTATAGTTTGGTCATCCGTTTTATTGTATGCAATAATTGCATCTTCTGTATCTTTTGTGAAATATACTCTGGGTACTCTTTTTCTAGGCATTTTTTAGAATTGTTTGAATTGGGTGAGGATATCCTTTATTTGTGTAAACAAAGAACCTACTTCATCATCCTTCTCAAACATTTGCTTAGAATCTATTCTACGCAAAGTCTCCAGTAATGTTTGGTTATTTAACTCTTGCTGGTCTATAAAATCTTCATATCTTTCTACTTTAGATAATAAATTATAAACCGCATATACTAACGAAAGTATGATAAAAACTAATATTAAAATTACATATTCCATATTATACTACTTCATATCCTTTTAAAAAATAATTGTTTGCTTTTTTGTATTTCACTTCAACAAAATCACCATTTGGTGCTTTCATAACAATCTTATCATTTCTACCATAAGATTGCTTTTTAGTAATCGTTGTTGAATATATTCTATCTTTAATGGTAATACCATCCAAATGGTCAATTTCGTGTTGTACAACGACGGTTTTCATTGTACCTTCTGATACTTGTCCTTCTAATTTTCTATCTTCTTCTGGCGTAATTTCGAATCGTAATTCACCTAAGTTATCAGTTTGTACAACTACATATGTAGAACGTAATGTTCTAACGGGCTTTTTAATTGTATCTGGCATAGATAAACATCCTTCATAAAAGATAAAACCTTCATTAGAACGTTCTGTGATAACAGGGTTTAAAAGAAATAGTTCAACATCATTAAATTTAATGACACACGCTCTTTTATTTACTCCAATTTGATTAGCCGATAACCCTACACCCCCCATTCCTTTTAATGCTGCAAATAGTGTATCTCTTAGTATATCGACTTCTAATTGATTTAATTCTGATTTAGGTACTGGATGTTTTAAGTACTTAGTAAAATCGGAACTAATCATTCCATTTTGTTTTTTGTCTGTAATTAATTTCATATTACTTATTTTGTTAGTATAATGTATCCAATTGTTAATATTAATCCAACAATTGCATAAAAAGATGCATCTTTTGAAAATTTAATTTGTTCTGGTCTTTTTCCTTGATTTTCCATAATTATTTATCTTTTTTTAATCCGAATTTACTCCAACTATACCACATTCTTTCGTGTAGAAAGTATATAAATGGTTTGAATAAAAGTTCTCCTAATCCTACCATTCCTGCCCATTTTATGGGCAATCCAGCGGCAACAGTTAATCCAATTGTTGTTAGTGTTCCAAATATTCTATAAGTTATAGCTTTAGCTATGTGTCGTTTTACCAGTGGCATCTATTTCTCCTTTTCTAATTTTAGTTCCGCTTATTTCAGCAATTTCGTTTGGTGGTTCGTGATATATTACTTCATATCCAACTCCTCTACCATAGTTTACCGATTCAATATCGGGAATAATTGATACAAATAATTTATCCCAATTTTGTTGAAAGAATGGTTCATTTTGTAACATTGTTAAAACTTCTTGTGCTGATTTAGGATTGTTCTCATCTTTCTGAACATCTCTAATTGCAACCCAAACATTCTTTCCTTTATCCATTTGTTGGCGGATTAACCATTCATGTCCATTATGCCAATTCTGCCATCTTCCTATGAACAATGCGTACTTTTTCATTTAATTCTTTTTTTAAATAAGGTAATATAGCTAACTCTTTTGCTTTTGCTTCTACCATAACATCCAAATCTAATCCGTAGGTATTTGGTAATGCGTTAATATAAAGTGAGTGAGCTTGTGGTTTTTCTTTTGGATTATTTTCGTGTAATGCTTTTGATTCGGAATAATGAACCTCTTGCTTAATGTTTTTAGGCCAAGTAGTTGCTGCAAGTTTAAGTGCTTGCTCTTCCGATAAATCGCCTGTACAAAATTGGTGATGATGATAGTCGAATACGATTGGAATACCAATTTTTTCGTAAATATACATTAAGTCTTTAACGCTATACATAGAAGCCTTATCATCATTCTCAATTGTAAGCCTACTTTGAACTGATTTAGAGAGTCTTTGGAAGTTTTTGATAAATCTATCCATTGCTGCTTTTTTATCTCCGTAAACACCATTACAATGGATATTAATGTTATTGTATGGAGTTTTAGATAATCCCATCATATCAAAAACCTTACCATGTAATTCTAAATCAGCGATAGTTTTTTCTACAACCGATTCCGATGGTGAAACCAATACATTAAATGGACCTGGGTGTGAATTAATACGCATATTCCAAAATTTAGCGTAATCACCTGCTTTTTTCAACTCTGATTTGATTTCTTTGTAATCTTTTAGTTGAGTAATATCAATATTATCACCCCAAGGGATAAGAGCAGATGATAAACGAAATAAACTAATACCATTTAATCTATTCCATTCTAATATTCGAATAACATCTTTTGCATTGAGTAATGCGAGTTCGGATACATAATCCAAACCTTTCTCATTGAAAGTACGTTTAACCATAGTACGATTTGTGGTAACTTTTTTACCCATCGTCATATTAATACATGCGTAACCTAAATTCATATTTTAAAGTTTAATAGTTTTACCAAATATAAACAAAAAATATGAAAAAACCAAATATTTTAATATGTTTTTATGTTTTCCTCTCTCTCTCTTTCTTCCTTAGCGTATTTATCGGCTTCTCTACGAGAACCTCCTTTGTTTGAAATCCAATAATTAACCGCTTTTGGATTATTTATCCATAATGCTTTTTTAGCCCATGGAAATTCGGGATGCATATATTCTTCCCATTGTAAATTGGGCAATTGTTCTTCTTTTTGTAGAATATTTTCTACTATAACCGGAATTTCTTCTTTAATTGGTGATTTTTTTCCACTATCACCATAAACTTCGTAATTTTTGTAATTTTCTTCCATCAAGTCATCCAAATTATCGTATAATCCTAATTTTTGGTCATTTTCCATCATTTTTGTTAAAATACGTCTTTGCTTACCCTTTTTATCTTCAATTAATCCATTAAAAGCGATAATTAACGCAACTGCTAACGGGTCAAACACAATTACAATCAAAAATATGAAGAATTTTACAACATTTTTCAATTCCATACCAAATGCTTCAGCAACAAAACGAAATCCACCTACTTCTTTTTCTAAATCTAAATTAGAAATCTTAATTTCGTTGATTTTTTCGGTTTCCTGAGCATTTTCGGTTTGTAAATCGGAAATTTTATCGTTAATTTTAGCAATTTCCTTATCTCTATTATCGATTGAACGAATAAGACGAGAATTTACCTTACCACCATCCAATATTTTACCTTGATTGGTGTTAAATTCCGTAATTTGAGTAGAAAGTTGGGTAATTTGAGCCGTATTTTGGTCAATTTTAGTTTGATGTACTGCTACTTCTCTATCTACTTGCTGTAATTGTAGTGATTGTGCTTGAAAAGCGTTTGAAAGGTATCCAAAAATACCGGCTGAAGTGATTAACATTAATACTGCAACCGATGTAGTTAAATACCATTTATTAAATCCACCAATTTCATCCCATTTTTGCTTTAAGTATGTAGCAGCAACTAATTTTGCCAGTTCCAATGCAGAAGCCATTATCATTACTGATAAGGAAGCACCTGCAAATAGTACACCTAACCCCGTTACGGAGAAATAAGCCGCACATCCAGCTATGATTAGTGCGGAAACACCTACTAAAATTTTAAGCCAATTCATTATCGTTCTATACTAATGATTTCTGAAATACGTTCAGTAACCTCTTTTGTATCTTTAATAAGTTGATTAACTTCTGCTTGAGATAATCGCATAGAACCATTCGAAACGTTTTCGATGATTCTAATTTTAGCGTTTAAAACGTCTAATAAGTTTATTACTTTTTCTTTGTAAATCATAATAATAAGTATTTTCAAATAAAAAAAGGTGGTAAGCAACACCTACCACCTTTCGAAAATTATGTTTATATTTCGTTATTTTGGGATTCTATCACTGTACTCATATGGTCTGCCCAATGCATTATATAAGGGATTTTATACTTCATTCTTTTACTAATATCAAACACCTTTAAATATTTCATGTTATCTTCATCGTATAATCCATCGGTTAATTTCATACCAAAATATTCAGCTTCTGAAAAAGTTATACCATATTGTTGTAAAACAAATATAGTTCTATCAGTATGAGTCATATGATGTAATTCTGGGTTAGCAGTATATACTTTACCCTGATTCTTAATGTGCCAATCCGAAGGATTTGGTGTATAGTATGGTTTACCCTTAGTTCCTAGCTTTCCTAAATCGTGATGTAATGCTACGAATATTAATTCTTCATCTGTAAAATCTACTTTACCACCTAACTGAATAAATAATTCTTTAACTTTAAGTGAATTTTTACAAACATTAAAAATATGGTCTATGTAACCACCCGTATAACAGTTATGATATCCGGCATTACCACTAGCTGGAGCAATTGCAAGATTTGGTCCTAATTCTTCTTCGGAATACATAAAAAGAAGTTTTTCTAACCTATCCCCTGTAAAATACTTTTTGATAACGGCAATAAACTTCTCGTAATTGTCTTTCAGTTCCTTTTCTGTCTTTTGTTTCATACTTTGATTTTTTAAGTTTTATTTTAATCTTTTAGTGCTTCTGTGCTGTCTGCTATATAGTAATAATAAAAAGATACCTCAAATATACAAAAATTTTTTCAAATTTCCAAATTAATATAGGTCTTTTTTCGTTAAAATTTTATAAAGTATCTCAACTTCCTCTTCTGTGGTTAATTCTGGCATATCTTCATCAAATAGCCGCATAGTATATAGTGTGATTCCCTCCTCCGACTCGAATTCAGTAGATTCCGATGACCATAATGATGGTATAGATTCCAAATTATTCTCTAATTCTTGCTGTGATACATCGATGAGGGGTATGATGTAATAATGGAATGTATCCTCTAAGGATTCATCTTTGACTTCTATTTTGATGCACGGATTCCACTTTGTGAAACTAACGTCTGTTATTGGAGTTTCTGGTACTATAATCATACTCAAATGTAACAATTTTTTTTTAAAAAACCAAATTTAAATTATGCTAAATTTTGATTGTTTTTTGGAAAACCAAACTATAAGTACATCTCTAACGCCCGTTATAATCGGTTTAACTTCGTGCAAATCTTTTCCACCATTAAAAATAACATATTCTCTATTTTTGTTTAAATTTATCTTTTCATCATTTATATACATATCGCCGCCTGTAAACTCATCTGATAAAATTAAACTTATTGTTTTATGTGTAGTGAACCTATCTTTATGTGCTTTTGCAAAGCCAGAAACACCATATAATAATCTATGAATCATATATAAATTCTCTAAGGGTTCTTCGAACTTTTGACAAATGAATTCGTTCAAATTTTTATTTTGTAAAGAATAAATAAAAGATTTTTCAGTAAACAAAGCTACACTATCATCTTTTTTATTTATAGTAGTATAATATAATTGTGGATGTGCTGATTTTATGAATTTCAACTCATAGTTTGTAAGAATTGGTGTTTTTTCTAATTCTGATTTTAAAAAGTAAAACTCATCAATTGATAGTATCATAATATTTTGTTTACTTTTCTATTGTATGGTATTATATCATCTTTTATACCTAATAAATAATATAATTTTTCATAAAAGCAATAACATCCATGCCAACCAGGATGCCAATCTGTTTTTTCACCTCCTTCATCTGCTATGGATGTTACTTTTATCAATTCAACAAAATCTGAAGTCATTTTATGAAAATCATCGCTCCATGTTACAAATACGGGATTATATTCTTCATAAAATGTTTTTAATTTTTTAATAAAAAATATTTCATTATTTCTAACACCATTTAACCAATATTCTGTTTCTGATATCCTCAATTCTAAAAGTTTTTTAGCAAATGATTTATCTTTATACCATTCCCAATTCAAATATTTTACATTATGATTTGTTTCTCTTTCACCAAAATATCTTCTTGGAAATCTACCTGGCGCAGTAAAAACTATTACAATTCTATCGCCATCTTTATATTTTGGAATACTACCCGTTTGATATATTATGGAATGATTATCAGAACCATATTTACCTAATTTAATAACATTATAATGATTGGATAAATAATCTATCCAATGTGTTTCTGGTAAATCCCAATCTACAAAACTATCACCACACACATAAAGATTTGCCTTCATATAATTAAATGATAGATTTTTTAGATTCCAATAAATCGTGCATATTATGAAACACATATGGGTTTGTAGCAACCTTTTTCAACTCATTTAAAAATTCTTTATGCTCTGGATGATTACTATCCCATATTTTTAACAACTCAAACATATGTGAATCAAACGTTCCCCAATTATTTATTTTTCCAAAAAATACTTTTGTTTTTTGTTTAAAAATGGATTGCATTATTTCTAAAAACAAAGCCATTTCTTTATAGTTTGATTGTTGAACAACGAATGATGTTTTTACTTTTCTTAATGTGAGTATTGTGCTTATAAATTTTAAATTAGATAATAAATTATCCCAATTACCACCTAATCTAGTTATATTTTCGTATGTATTTTGAGTAGCAGCATCAATACTAATTTCGCAAGTAGTAACATAATTATGTATGTTCGGCATAGAATCCCACATCTCTTTATTCCATAAACTCGCATTAGTATGAATATGTATATTCTTTAATTTTGGATATTTTGTTGGATTAAAGTTTCTTAGAAAATTCCTATAAGATACCGATGCAAATGGGTCTGCTGTGCCCGAACAATAAATAGTTTCGATGGATTCTGAAAAAGTTTCTTCCATCTCATCTATCTTTAGATTAATGCTTTTTATTTCATTTGTATTTGCTACTATCATATCCACTCTACACGATGGACATTTGTAATTGCAGGTTCTATCAAATGACATTTGTAAAATTTTAGGACCTGATTCCATATAAAAGTTATCTGAATCTATATGTTTCTTAATATTTTCAGATACATTATTTATATGTTGTATTGGGCCTGATGATTGTAGATTAAAATTTATTAATTGCGCTAAAAATGGACACTGTGTTTTATCACAATGTTTGTATGAACCATTCGATACTGATTTTCGTATCTCTATTGCTTCATCGGAATTCCATAAATCTTTTAGTGGTACTTTGTTTGGTAACTCTTTTAATAACCAACTTGCGCAACACATATAGTTTTTCTTATCCATTATTTCTAATGCCTCAAATGGAACACTACATATGTAATTTTTTAAATCAACCATTAAATTAATTTATTAGTTATTGATATTCTTAATCTATCTGATGAATTACTATCAAAAATATCTTCATAATATGTAATTGGTATTTTAGCAATTTCCGATAGGTATTTAATTTCTTCATTCCAATTTAATATATCAGATGTACACAAATTTATTATTTCTTGCGGTGGCTCTTTATAAACATATGGATTATTAGAATTATATCCTTTTTTTGAAAAATAAGTTTGATATGAGTGTGACTCTATTAACTCTTTTAGATTTCTTCTATTAAGAAGTATAACCTCATCAAATTTACTAATAAGTTCTAAATTATTTTTATGATGACATATTATTGTTTTAACAACGGAATTATCTTCATTATTATAAATAACTCTATTAGTCCCATCAAATGGTTCAAAAAATGGTTTTAAATTCTTCTCGTTAGCTATTTTGTACAATAAAGATGTAGAGCCTGTTCTAGGTAAAGAAATTATTAGTATCTTCATAATAATTTTTTCTTTGTATCTAATTTATAATAATTAAAATCACTATCATTCATCCATATGTTTAACGCACATCTTAATCCTGTATATACAGGCATAACTCCGTGATAAATTTTATTACCCTCAAAAGTAATACCTTCTCCCAAAGATAATTTTATTTTTACATCAGCATCGTTTAAACTACACTGCTTTTCTGATAGTACAAATCTTCCATCTTCAAAATTATCACTCAAACAAATAACAGTGGTATAATTAGATGTACTATCTAAGTGTAAATCTAAACGTCTTGAATCATAATATTTTGTTAGACTAACATTTATATTTCTTACATTAAATAATTCAAATTTTTCTACTTCTAATATTTTTTCTAAAATATATTTTTTAAATGATTCATCATACACACGCCTACAATCCCAAACTTCATTTGGATTATAATTGAAAGATTCACCTTCTTTCATACAAAAATCTATTATATCATCACATTCTTTCTTTTTAAAAAAAGTGTTTATTGCATATTTCATATTATTCTATTTTCTATTTCGTTTGTATTATAGTATAATATATCTTTTTCTAAAATATAATCATATAACATATTTGCAATTAGTTCATATCCAATTTTATTAGGATGCTTACCTGTAATATTATCACTCCATAGGTTTCCATCTTCCCAAACATCTTTTCTATTTTTACTTATCAAAAAGTTTTTTATCGTTTTATCCGATAATCCCCAATAGTGGTTTGTTTTTATTAAATTTGTTTTATCAACCTCTTTTATTATTTCTTTTTTTATCATCAAATCAAACGCATCGCAAAAAACATAACGAATACCAATTCTATCAAACATATATTGGATATATAAAATATAATTTTGATTTATAATATCATAATACGTTTCTGAAAATAGATTATCTATAAAATATTCTTTGTATTCTTTTTTTAAGGATGATTGATTATCGGATTTAGTAAAATGTGTTTTATCTAATATAAATCCATATATGTGTTTTTTTCTTATAGAAGTCTCTCCCCAAAAGTGCCAAGGATTATTTGATGGAAAAAATGGTACATTATCTCTCAAAGATGAACTCCACATAACTACAACAATATCATCTTTTTTAATTATGTTATTGTGTATAGCGTGACAAGTTGCATCAAATATAACCTTATTTGATGCACCACCCATTCCAAAGTTTTGGAATTCTATTTTCAATAAATCAGATAGATATTTTGGCCAGCAGTATTTTTGCCTAATTTTAGTTTTTTCTTCTGGACTGTTTGTTGTAAATTCTTCTCCTAAATCTCCACCAACGCCTTCTGTCCAACTATCCCCAAATGTAAACAATTTCATAACTCATAAATTAGAATTATGATAAATGCTTTTCCTTAATTTTATTTACAATTAATTGAAAAGCTGCCGCAATCTTAACTTTGGTATCTACAGTTAAAGGACTTACAATTGATTTAATTGTTGTTGCCGGTCTTTCTACTCTATTATTTTGTGACATATTAATTATTATTTATATTTTTTTATTTTAATTAAAGTTTTGGGGGAAGGCCTTGGTCACACGTTGGACAACCACCATCACAACACCAATGCCCGCATGGGTTATAACAACACCAACATGCGTTGTGCATCAATCCAAACAATCCATCGCCAATATCAACTAAGAAAATATCCGATGGTTCATAATCTAATTGATATATTGTTTTTTGTGCATGTACCATTTCTAAATTAGTTATCTCAACAGTTTCTAATTCATTTGTAGAATTATTTCTTACAACTAATTTATCGCCAACAACCATATTGTTCACTCTATCCCATCTAGTAGATAATGAATTAACTTCTTCAAAGTAATAGGTTGCAGATGGAGCATCATCCCACATTAAACCATTTTCTAATGTAATTCTTATGTATATTGTATCAACAGATGCGGATTGCATTCCCACAAGCGAAGAGGAAACTTCAGTAAGCGTTTCAATTGTTTTTGCTAATGTACCATCCCATCCAAAAGCAGTTATATCTTCTGCATCATTTGGTGACCTTCCATCTAAATCGGTAAAATCTAATGATTTAATAAAAGAACCTAACTGAATAGTGTCTACATCAGCCAATGTACCATCGTATGATAAAATTTGTGTTTCATCATCTACGTGGAAATCTATTTTAGATGTATTATATAATTGTTTATTAATGTATTTATATCTCGTTTTTTGATTGTACTTTTTAGTATTTTCTACAAATTCGTTAACCGAAAAAGTTAATGGTATAATTGTTGTTTGGGTATATCCTCCCATATTAATAACATCAAGCTCACCACCATATATAATATCAATACTTCTTATTACAGACCATCTACCATCTACTATATTTTCCTCATCATATATAAACTCTTGCAATAAATAATCAGAAGGAATAGATTGTTTTAATGTATCCAATTCTTCCTGAGTACCTAACTCATAAAGTTCTGGATAAGAAGTTATATCATAGGTTGGGATTTTAGCTTTTACAACATAGTTTGGATGATTTGGGTTGTTCAAATCTACAACAGATATTTCATCAACACCCAAAACTTCATCATTAAAAAATGTTTTAGGAACTATACCAGAACCACTCATAAGATTAATAAATTCGTACTTATTAGCACAATATGTATCATCAACTAATGCGGTTGTATCAAATGCTTGTCTTAAAATAAATTTGTTTGGTGCATCTTCTATGTAAGGTACGGTAACAGAGTTTTGAGGTACTACATAATTGTGATATGTTATATTGTTCTCTAAACATTTTTCTTTTAACTTATCTTCAAATACAAAAGAACTAGCGTTTGTTGGTAAAAAGCTACTTCCAGCGGTATAGATAAAGTGCAATTCTTCTATGTTATTAGAATTTAATACCTCAAAAAGAGCATCATAATCTAATAAATTAGCACCATCATTGAATATAGTAGTGTTTGTATTTATTTCTATAACCTGTACATCGTTTCCCTTTTGTAATAGGTCAGTGCCAATAATAGTTCCTTTCATATCTTTATTTAATGTTTATTATAAATATCCAATTTCTATAAAAAAGTTTTTTTATCCTTTAATTTAAAACCTATACTATTCTTTTTATCAGGCTCATTCCAATATCCCATAGGACATGGGTTTACTTCTTGAGAAAATATTTTTGCTTTTAACGGGCATCCACATTTCCCACAAACAGCTGACCATTGTTTCTTTTCAAAGATTTCTTTTTTAAACGGACATTTAATACATACATCTAAACGGTCTTTAGCAACTTTAGATTGGAATGGAGTTGGTCTTGCTGCGGTTTGCCAAGCTACAAATATTTCTTTAAAATTAATCATATTAAAGATTTGATATTTTTTGGGCTATCATAATTTTTATAAATAGAATCATATTTTTTTCTAAAATATTCATCATTTATAATAGTACATTCAAAATGTTGACTTGAATTTGTTTTCTCTAATTTAAAATCAAATTCTAATTTTTTAGAAACCCATTCTTCTAATTCATTCAATTTTTTTATATCAAACCAAATTATTGATTTATCGTGGTTGTGATAATGTGAAGTTGGACTCATCATTATATATATCATAGCAGTTACATATGGTACTGTTTTAGGAACACCATTCCTTTTAAAAAACTTATTAATAGCTGGATATTTAGTATCATTGGAAGATAAATCTAATTCGGTATATGATAGTAAATCATCTGTCGTAAGTGATTTAAATATTTCGAATGTTTCCATCTCACCAACCCTATACAATTCATCTATTATGTGTTTCCATAAAGATATATACCTATCGTATGGATTACGTTTAACAGCAATAACAGGAACATCTTTTCCAAACTTTTTCTTTAAATTAAATAACCTTTCGTGTGAATGTGTTAAACTATCTGCTATTATCTCATTATTAGCATTCTTATCTATTTTAGGAGGATTTAATGTATGAAATATATCATCATAGTATTTAATATCCAATCCATATTTAAGACAAGCTATGTGGAAAGATGTTGATGCGCATCTTGGTAAATTTAGATAAATGAATTTATTTTCTATTAACATTATAATAAAGATTTACTTTTTTCTTTTGCAACAAAATTAAAATTTATTATGTATCTATCGTTTGTTTTAGGATAAGAACCATGGTGATGTAACGCTCCATTAAAAACCACTACCCTACCCTGTTTTGGTTCAATACTTTTTGTTAAAGTTAATTTAGAATAATCAATATCGTTGTATCTATATTTAGAATTTATTTCAACATTATTACCATCAATATTATCATATATAAATGTATTTCCTGTGGTATCGTTAATATAATAAACCATTGCTATATGTTGTATATCACTATCTACATGCATTAAATCTTTAACATCATATTCAAATCCTAATGGTTTTGTCCAATTTATTTTGTATCTATAATTTTCAATAAACTTTAGATTTAATTTTTGAACTGCATTATATTGTATTTTGGTTATTAACGTATCTATCTGATGATTATTTAATCTAATTTTTGGTAAAACGTTTGCTGGATAAAATTTATCATCTTTGTTACCATACTTTCCCGTTATATTTTTTTCAAAAGTCCATTCCATGTTTGTTGTTTTGACAAACTGAAGCATTTCATCTTGTTCTTCGTTAGTTATTATATCATCAAAAACATATATTTTTTCAATCATATTAAGCTTTTGTTTAATTTAGAAAAATCCATTCTTATACTGCCAGCTAAAACAACTCTATCTTTTGTAGAATTGGGAGAATAATTTGGTACGTGAGGTAAATCTCCTTTCATAATTAATATATCACCCTCATCTGGTAGTATTGAAAATACCGATTTATCAACATCTTCCATAAATAATACAGCATCATCTCCCAATAAATTATCTGGCATTTGTATGTAACAAACAAATGTATAAAGTGGAGGCGGTAATTTATTTAATATATTTAATTCAACGTGGTTATGAAATACTAACGAACCATTTGTTTTATAATTTTTTTGTACCGGATTTTGTGCTCTAACAACGTTTACCCAAACATCTGTTTTTATTTCATTAAATTTTTGATTGTGTATATCGATACATGCGTTTATTCCACTACACATAATTGAATCTAATTCTTTTTTTATTTCTATATCAACATAACCATTGTATTTTAGTCCGTTATTTATATAGTAAGCATAACCATCTGTGTTTACTTTTGGTTTATTTTTTATAAGTTCTTCGCACTCTGATAATATTTTATCTTTATTTGATACATCAAATTTAGATTTCCATATGGATAATGTAGGACTAAATTCTATTTCTTTTATGTTGTTCATATAAGAGTCTTTTCTTTCTTTAAAAAGTTATTGTAGAAAATGTGCTTATATTGCTCTTTTGTAAATGTTATAGTATCGTTATCTATTCCAAACGTATATGATATTGGTATGTTACCACTATTTAATGTAGAGTATATGCTTTCTAGCAATTCGGGCAATTTTTTATTCTGATATGTTTTCCAAAACATAGTATCGGTTCTACTACAATTATAATGATGTCTTAGAAAAAGCATGTTTTGATAATTACATTTCCTTATTTTATGATTGTATGTATCTTTATTTGAATAATCAAATATATCAGAGGGTAATCGTCTTAACTGAAATATAATTGTCATTATAGATGTTGCTTCTAATGGTTCTAAAAACCCACTAGATAATCCGATAGCAATAGAATTTTCTACCCACACATCTTCATACGAACCGGCATTAAATTTTATTTTTTTGTTTATTTGTATATCTTTATCCTTATATAATCTTTCGATTTCTTTTTTAATAAATTCATCATCTATTATTGTATCATTATAAAGATATCCACATCCCCATCTATTTTGTAAAGGTATTTTCCACATCCAACCCCATTCAATCGCTTGTGCAATTGTTCGTTGCTTTATATCATTGGTTGGTTCGTTTATGAAAAAGGGGATAGCTGAATTTACTAATAGTTCATCTTCATATGAATTCCACTTTGAATTATATAAATTACCAATTACTAATCTATGAAAGCCGGAACAATCGATAACAAAATCAACTTCTATTTCATTTCCACTTTTTAGAAGTATTTTACTTATTTGGTTATTGGTTTGTACAAAATTCAATACTTCATCATCTATATGAGCAACACCCTTATCTATACTTTTATCTTTTAAATATTCAGCAAACAATCTAGCATTAAAATGATATGAATATAAATCATTTTCTAATCCATCATACCCAAACCCATGTACAAAAGAATGCGTTTTGTTATTATGCCAACCATCAAATATGATTCCGTATTTTTTTGTGCCATTTACTTTTTCTAAAAATTCATCTTCATCGAACCCAAAATCATCTATTAATAATGAACGTAGATTTGGAGTACCACCTTCGCCGGCGCCCAATATTCCAATAGAAGTACTTTCAATTAATGATATGCTATATTTTGGATACTTTTTTTTAAAAAAGAAAGCACTTAACCAACCCGCAGTTCCACCACCAACTATTACAATGTTCTTCATTATATGAGTGTTTTTTTAAAATTATCTAATTTTCTAAGAGATACCCAATTAACCAAAGAATATCTTACACCATTGGTAACTGGCATTACCCTATGTCTTATATTTGAATAAAATATATACATTGTACCAATACCTTTATCTAATTGAATAGTATTATCCCCACTCTCATCTTTTAATTGTAGGTAACCACCATCATATACATCATTTAGTTGTATTACAATAGAGCAGAATCTATCTTTATACAAATCATCTGTTGGAGATGAATCGGTATGCCAATCATAATACTCACCGACTTTATATTCGGTAAATTGATATGGTCCTAATCCTGTTACTTCAAATCCTTTTATTTGTATGAGATTCTTTAATAAATTCTTAAGCCTTTCATCTATTACTTCTATCCCATTAATAAATGCTACGGATGATTTCCGTTTATCAGTAACCTTATTACCAGCTACTTCAGCTGGCTTTAAGTTTAATTCTGCTTTATATTTTAGTAAGATATCAGAACATTCCTCATTACTAAGAAAGTTTTTAATTGTGTGCAATCTATCCATATTATAACTTATTTTTTATAGAATGTAACTTAGCACATTCTTCATACATTTCTAATTCGGTTAATCTACCCATCAACCAATTACCCATAGATTTAAAATCCTCTCGTTTAAGAGTTATATAAGCGGGCATAGACTTATACTTAATCAATATTATCTCCTTACACTTTCTATTGGATTTCCAATTATCTAACTTATCAACTAATTCTGAAAGATTTTGTTTAGTCGGATTAGCTTTTGGAAGATATGATTTCCAATCCATAGATATCCATCCTTTTTCTAACTTCTCTAAGACTGTAATATTCATAACCTACAATATACTAATAATTATTAACTTTTACAAATTTATTTTTTGGGGTGGGGGTAGGGGGAACGAGTCGTTTTTTAAAGAAAATTTTTGTTATCCCTATTGATAGTTACACTTTAATCACCTTTTCCTCGTCTTTAACGCTCTTTGTATCCACCATAGGGGAAAACGTACCATAAAGTATAAACCAACCAATACTGCCACTCCTATTATCAATGGTAATAGGGTTATCATAGTAGCGATATCTCCGAATCTTTTCATACTATTTTATTATATATCAATTCCTTTCGCTTTTAATCTACTTAGGAGCGATGCGTTTGTATTCGTTAGGTTTTGTTGTGCTTGGAGTAATTGCCTTCTTAATTCCGATTGAGCGGCCGTATCGCCCGCTTGAGCAGTTTTAATAGTGTTCTCCGTTTGGTCAATCTTCTTTTGTAAATCCGTTTGAGCCTGCTCTACCTTTTGCGCCAAATCATCTGCTTTAGCTTGGGCGGCATCGGATTGAGATGTGGATACGAGGGGTTGCTTATCTACTACGGTAGACGATTTGCTCACCACTTGAACGGATATATCATCTCCCGAATCTGCGGAAGCAAGAATAGTATATTTAGTTGTTGAGGTAGGTGTAATCTTCCCAAAGTAGAATATATCCTTAATAGATTGAAAATCGGAATTCAATTGTGCTAACCTATCGTTAATTATCTTAATGTTATTAGCCAGTTTATCTTCAGGTACTCTCGCATCCTTATCTAATGGCTCTACGGGTATGGCAGTTATGGAGTAATCTGCGGAAAGATTTAAATCAAATACCTTATATGTATCTAATGGTTTTGCAGCATTAGGGGATAATGTCCATATAATCTGATTGATTAAGCCTGATAGGTTCTCTCCATTAATTTCCCACTCTACATCCTTAACGCCTGAAAAAGGAATCTTACCTTTTTGTTTCTCTATCTCCTCTAATATCTTTAGAGTATCTATTGGTATAATAGGGATTGTCTTTCCCATTCTAGCACCTAATACCTTAGAGTGTTCCTTATATGTGTAGTGGGGGTTTATAGAAACCGAGTCCGCAAGTGTTTCTAATAACTCCGAAGATGTCAAATAGCGGTTGTAATTCCTTA